GCTTGCCGCCACCGCTGACGCATACAATAGCTTTGCCACCGGCTTTCAGGTGGTTCTTCAGGTCGGCAACGGTCTTGGCCCGCTTGCTTACGATGGAGAAATGCCTCTCGATGAACGCCGCCACCTTATCCATGTTGGTGCCATCTGCGGACCGTGCGCCCATCAGTAGGCACTTCTGTGTCCAAGCAGCGGTGTCCAAGCCGGTAAAACCAAAGTTATGTAAAACCATAAGACTGGCACACACCCCGCAGCCGCTGGTGTAGATACAGCCGGAAGTGCCGTATTTATAGGGGTGGAATTTGCTGGGATAACGGATAGACTTGCATTTTTCCGTGGTCTGACGGCAGTAATACAGCTTACTCATGACTGACCGCCTCACTCTCTGCTGTCTCCGTCCGTTCCAGCGCAAGGGTTTCGTCTGCCTTTAGTGCAGCCTTGGTAAAGCTGTTATTCTTCCACCAAGCAGCCAGGGAAGCCACCACGGCTACCACCGTTGACACGGCAGTGTACACCTCATCGTCACTGAACGGCAAGGGGTTCTTACCAAAGGCGTTCAAGAGTACATTCAGCAGAGATACCGCCAGAACGGCGGTTCTTGCGATTGTTCCGGTTGTTACTTTCATTTTTAGTCCTCCTTTTGCGGCTCCTCCGGGAGCGCAATTATCTCGTTGTAAAATCTGGTCATCATACCATTGCCGCCCAGCGCATGATAGGCGTCATACACCTTGACCATGGCTTCTTTTGCATAGAGCGGGCAGTAGCGCCGCTCAGTATGCTTTTCGTGCTGCCGTATGATCTCGGCGCGCAAAATGGACTGCAAGCCGTTTTCAATGGCTATGTACCGGGCTGTGGTGACTTCGTCCATTGCTTTCTTGCTCTTTTTCTTCGCAATCAATGAAGCAATCACAGCGGACACGGCACTGCCGACAACCGTTGACACGGCAGCAGTCAGGGCGGCTGTGACGAATGCACTATACATCGGTCTCACCCCCTTGCAGCGCATTGATCTCTGCCCGGTACGCCGCCCGCTTTTGGCGGATCGGTGCATATTCATCCTCAGACAAAGCGCCGTCCGTGTACTTCAGACAGAGGTAATCCGTCTCCGCCAACTCGGACTTTAAAAACGCAATGCGGCTTTCTGTTTCTACATTCATTTTGCCACCCCCAAAATCTCGATTTGCGTTCCGGCGCCAATGGTCTTTCCGTTTGTCGGAAAAGACAACGCTTTTATCGCACCGTGACCTTCGGTGTCCTTAAAGATATTGAATGTGATCCCGCCGGCGGCCCAAATTGTTCCGCCGACCATGAGGTTTGCCGCGTTGAAATTACTGGCAATATTGCTCTTATTTGCTTGTACCCGCACCATGTCATCGGTGATGTCCACCTCTGCAACGGCGAAGGAGCCCTTTGTGGTAGCCGTTTCAAACCGGAAAGCATTCGGCAGAAAACACTTACTTGTGTATGAGTTGATGTACACCGTATTGTCACCAGCGGCGGAATTGGCAACGCTACCGGCCACCGCCATACGCAGCCTGATCTTTCTACAGGGCTTGGTGAGGTTCCACTGCTGGTTCGCTGTTGTATCAGCGTCAAAAGTCTTGGCAAACACGGGTTCCCAGGTCTCCACAGAGCCGGTATTACCCGCAGTTAGCAGGGTGACCGTCCCGCTGCCGTCCGCAGCTCGGCGAACCACCGCAACGCCAAAGTCAGATTGCGTAATCACGGCGCACTCCGTACCATTTTCCTCAAAGAATGACACCAGCGCCCCACTGCGCAGAACCAAGGCATGATCGCCGCTCTTAGCGTCGTCAGCGTGCAATGTAATGGTGCCCTGGGCGTCATAATCCACATTTAGGACATAAGGGCAAAAATCAGAGGTATTCCACCATTCGTGCAGGGTGACCTCATCGTTCGCCGCTTGCGCCAGAGTGCCCACATAACTGGTAAGTTTAGCCTGCAAGTCGTCACTTAGTAGATTCTCGGTGATCGTTTTCAGGGCCAGCCGAGCTCCCGTTATTGTGCGTGATTTGATGTGCTTACCTTCAATGGTCAGTGAGCTGACCTTATCACCGGTGACAGCACCGTCCGCCAGCTTGCCCGTAGTCACTGATCCATCCGCGAGTTTCGCCTCAGTTACCGACTGATCAGGTATATCTCCTGAGCTTCCTGCCCCAATAGCACAAATGTACTTCCATTTTGCAATCATCGGAGTACCAGCAACAGTACACTGATACACCGCTCCTTTGGTAGGATTCAAACAAAGATCGCCAACAATCGATGATACCACATCGGAATCAGGGTAAATATTTTCTGTGCCGCTTTCACCTGTGATCTTCTCGCTTACTACCCATTTATTGAGCAGTAGGTCTTGGTTTGATATGATGGAAGGATTCGACGAATCCAAATTCTTTTCCACAACTTCCACATTAAGAAATGTTGCGTCACGATAGTTTCTCACAGAAGCGTCAGCATTTCCAATGTACGCAAGTTTGATAATGTCCCCATCTGATACACTCGTCACAAAAGGTGCGGTAGCAAAGGTCTCATATCTACCCGAACGAGTACGAACACACCTGTCTACTCGCTTTGCCGAGCCATCTTTGCTTATGATGTATATATCAATTTCACATTGACTCGCACCGGCTTCATAAAAATACGCCTGTGCACTGATACAAACTTTCAGCACATTTGCTCCAACCTGTACGCCATTGCTAACCGGTAGCAACATCTGTCCATCGCTTCGCGCAACAGATGACATGGGAAGGTAAAGCGGATCTTCATAAGTGCCTTTCGATAATTTGAAGTTTTCAGATAAACAGACTGTTAGATAATCAGTGGAGGCCAGTTCTGTAAGTTTGCCATTTAACAAATTCAAGCTGGCCTTTAGTGCCGATAAGTCATCAACACCGTTACTAAGCGCGGATAGCAATACGGAAAACGGAATCTTTCGCAGTTCGTTTCCATCTGACAAATATAGAGTGTCTGTTTGATCAATTTTAGACACTTGATCCACGTCCATTGTCATAATGGCATTTATACCCGCGTTCATATGATTAGCGTCTTTCGCGCCAAAGAATGATTTTTCCAAATTGGTATAATTCGTGACATCTTCCAAAGAAATAGTGCCATCATCATTCTGAATCAGATTGTACTTCTTTTTTCCGTCCCAAACTGCGTCTGTATAGTCAGTAGGTAACCGCGACCAGTTCATTTATACTCCTCCTGCCCCGAAATTCCATGTGAAACTTCGCCGTCCATTTTTTTGATTTGTTAGTTTATTATATAAATCCAACATAGCGGATTCGATCCGATTGAGCTCATCATAGGTAATACATGAATCGTTTTCGTAAAAATAGGGCATTTCCCCGTATTTTCCACGAATTGAAGCCTGATTTATGGAATCAAAGTTTTCCTCAATGTTATTGATCTCATCTGCATACAAGAAATCTTTTGAGGTCTTGTCTGCGCCCATCTCTACAATGGCTATTTCCGGATATATTGAGTTGACCAATTCTTTCAAAACTGTGAGATTGTTTTTGATACGATTATAATCAGCGGCGTTAAAATAATCTCCCTGGTACACGCCATTGATTGTTTCGCCCTTCCAATCGGTCTTAGGGGTTATCCACATCATTTGACCTCCTTCTCGCAATGATATGACCCGAAAATCCCTGAGAATATTTCAATGTTTGATTATAAGGGATCACCGTCATTCCTGGCCTAAATTCATTTTCCTGCTTAATCAAATCAGTGGTATCTAATTCAGGGTTGCCGCGTGTATCATACTCATACTCCACGGGCAAGGCATAATATGAAGCCAGCCAATTCGCCAACCGTTCTGCGGCAAACTTACTTGAAATAATAGGATTAGACCACTCAATGTCTTTCCCCTTATCCGAAATGTGTTTTACAAATTTATTTTCGACCCATTTATATTTTCTACCCGATATTTCGAGTTTGTATGTTCCGCTCGCAAGGAACCGCACAGTCACATAGTATGGGCCAAATTCTTTCAATACAGCTTTCCCGGCATAACCATCCAACCGAATAGAAAATAGATAAGACGGATCATCCAGCAGAAAGGTTTCGATCTGATCTTTCTCAACCTTGATAGAATCCTGGGTAAAAAGAACGGAATCAGTTTCTTCATAACCATACGTAAACCAGCTAACATAAAGGTCTTTAATCTGCTCTTGTTTAACGGTTTTAGGTGAAGATAACATATCCGCCTTTTCCATAGTAAAATCGATTACATCATTCGATAAGGGCCTGATCTTTATCTGACCATTGCGATCATAGTCAATAATGCTGTGAGCCGCGTTGGCAATAATTTGCAATGCCTCTCGACATGATACTCGAGGAACAGGAAGATTACTCCTCATATCTTTTAGAGAATAGTCAATGTCATATTCATCAACCCCAGCGAACTGTAAAACATCATTCGCCATTGAATACAGGCTTTCCCCCCAATCCACATCAGGTGCTTTTCCTTTGTAGTAATCTCCTGCTAAATTCCGTAAAGTGTCCTGGCACTTGATAGTAGCAGAAGTATCGTTTGCTTCCCATTCCGCACACTCAAAAACTCCACCAGGAATCCACTCTATTTCATTTGCTCCTGGAGTTTTATACCCATACTCCACCTTAACCGGTTGGCCGCTTTCGAGGTAATTGATAACAGACGTTGGATTATCAAAATTAAACGCATGATTGTAATTTTCCAGTTGTACTGAAAAATCAATTTGCGGCAACGCCTCAGAAATTAGCGAAGTGTAACTGGATTGATTTGCGCTGATTATGGTTGTATTATCAAACTTCATGCCGAAACCAAACATAATTGAATAAATACGCAACCTGCTTTTCGGATTTTTCATAGCAGTGAATGTCATCGTGACCGTAGTAGCTCCAAGGAAAGCCTCATCCGTGATCCACTGAGAATCACTATTTCCCCTGACTTCTAAGGTCTGGCCTGAATCAGTTTTGACATCGAAATCGACTGGATAATTGTCTCCAAAATCGACGGTCATACCCTTAAAATCGATCACGCCTGAATTCATCTGAATAACAACCGTGCAAGGAGCCTCGGACACTAATTTCTCTGAGACCAGACAGCTATCGTATGCCCAATTTGCCGATAAGAATCTCATACTTCCATCCACCCTCATGAAATTCTCTTCAAGAGTAGCGTATGTAGGCTCGTATGAGTGATTAACGAACAAATTGTCGGCATTAGAAAAATACGCATAATCGCCATCAGAGACAGTAGAATTTGCTTGAGCTTCCTGATTGAATAAACCAAATGAAACCCGAATGTACGCTTGTTCACGAAGAGTAGACTTCATACTCTCTTTATAAGCGTCCGATACCTGTTGCATTTGTTCAGCTCCTATCTCCCAGTGTCAATTAAATTGACCTTACAATCTTTATAGTGTGTGGGCTTACCATTGGAATCCACCCAATATGGTTGTGCAGTTCGATCTCCACAATACATCTTAATGGTCTTTCGCTTATTGGTCACCGGATCAGAAAAAGTAACATCAACGAAAAAGTTATTTAGAATCCCCAAAATCTTAGACCATTGAGCAGCCGTTAAAAACGGCCACTCAAGTCCATCGATTTTGTACTGATCTCTACCCACCTTCTGCCCAACAACGGCACCATTGGCGTTACGACCACTGTTCACTACGGTTGTAACTACTATACTCACTCCACGTTTAGATGGAGGTAATTCGTACCCGTTAATTGCAATATAGGCCATTTCAGCACCTCGTTATTTGATAAAATTATACCCATTTGCTTTTTGCTGAGTGCGTACAACATCACTAACCACTCTGTTACCAATCTGAACCAGCGTTTGTTCGTCCTTGTCAGCCTGTCGCTTCGTGTCACTGGCAATCTCTCTCAGAGTAGGTTCAATGGTGTCATAGTAGAAATCTCTAAAGCCCCGGATAAAACCGTCACCGTTCGTTTCTGCTTCGTAAGAGCGCCGAGAGCTCTCGTAAACAGACTGCGACAAAGTGTTCGCAGGATCATATACAGACGGAGACCTTAACATATCTTCGCTAATATCATTAGCACTAACTATCACCGCATTGATCACACCGTTAGCGCAAGTAATCAAATCACGAGACATGCTCTGCCAATAACCAGCAAACTGATTCATTCCACTGACAATGGAACTCTGCATTACCTGAGCCAACTGAAAACGGTTAAGAACCTCGGTTGTACCATTCACATGGCCTACCAGTTCTGCACCACTCTCCCCGGCCACGAACATTGAACCGTGAGCTCGATTCGTGCCACCAGCGTATTTGGGCATGGCTTTCCAAGCACTTTGTGTGATGATACCGCCGGAAGCAAATGCTCTAATGCTACCATCTGAATTGGCTACGCCACCACCGCTCAAACCTAAAAAGCCTTTGATGGAAGTCCAACCGTCTTTGATAAGGGAAACCCCAACCTTTACGCTCTCACCAATCCACTTGGATAAAGAGGTCCAGCCTTTTTTGATCAGCTTGATACCCGTGTCAACAACATGTGTACCAATCCAATCTTTCACCGTCTTCCAGCCGTCTTTTATCAGCTTAATAGCCTGACCAATTACAGGGATATGGCCAATCCAGTTAGATACGGTCTGCCATCCCTTCTTGGCAAGGCTGATTGCTTGGCTGAGACCTGGGATTTTACCAATCCAAGAGTTCACAGTTTTCCAGCCTTTTTTAATCAGGTTGATTGCTTGGGAAAGATTTGGAATATTTCCGATCCATGACTGCACGGAGTCCCAACCGTCTTTGACCAAATCGATCATCTGCGAAACAGTAGGAATTTTACCAACCCAGTTCTGAACGGATTTCCAACCCTTTTTAGCCAAATCTACCGCCTGGCTAACAACAGGAATATTTCCAATCCAGTCGTTTACAGTTTTCCAGCCTTTCTTAACCAAGCTAACCGCTGTACTGATAGAAAATCCGTCTTTGCTTACGGTTTCCCAACCAGTTTTCGCCTTGTCCCACAAATCAGCGGAATTTTCTTTAAGTGAAATTGCATATTCTGCAACCTTACTGTTTTTGATAGAGGTATTGAGTGGCGTGGTGATTTTATCACTTACCCATTGCTTAGTATTGCTGAATTTTTCAGAAACGCCATTTTTGAAGCGGTCACCGTATTCAGCACCGGCGTCCTTGATCTTTTCTTTCCCATTGGAGAAAAAGTCCTTTACGTTACTTGCCCAGCCCTGAACTGTTTCTTTGGCTTCATCGAGTTTATCTGACACTTTTGTTTTGAAATCATTAAAACTCTCAGAAATGGAATTCAAGCCATCTTTTACTTTTGTCTTAATTTCATCCCAATTCAAGGCAACACCAGCTGCAATACCCGCAACGCCCGCTGCAATTAGTCCTAAACCAAGAGGGATACCAACCCCGCTTATGCACAGAAGCACACCTATAGCAAGCAAGGCTCCACCAATCACTACCCCCAAACTCTTTAGAACGCTTTTTACCGTATCGACTATCGTGTCCCAGTTTAATGCGATTGAACCGATGAGTGCTGCTGCCCCTACAGCGATCAACGCTATCCCAAGGGGTATATTTATTCCAGTTAAGCACATCATAATGCCAAGAGGCAAAGTACATCCCGCAATATAACCACCCATATCACGTAAAATATCTTTAATCTTCTCTGAAACAAACTTCCAATTAAGACCGACTGCTGCCCCAAGAGCACCCGCCCCTGCTGCAATCAATCCAAACCCGAGCGGAGCATTTACTCCTGTCGAAACGAGAATGATTCCAACAACAAGAACTGCTGTACCTAATGCTGCCATAATCACGCTGATTACAGTTTTAACTTTGTCCGAAAGTGAATTCCAATTCAATGCGACGGCAGCTGCCATTCCCACCGCTCCGATTGCAATCAACGCAATACCAAGCGGAACATTGACCCCGGAAATTGCAAGAAATGCACCAACCACTAAGAAAGCAGCCCCAAGCATGCCAGCAATGGCCGATAGTGTTGCTTCAATGTTGCCCTTGAGAAACTTCCAGTCTATAACGGCTGCTCCTACGATATTCGCTGCACCCGCCACCATCAATGCAATGCCCAGGGGGACTTGACCCGTGATAGCCATTATCACGCCCAGCGCAAAAAAGAAGCCGCCAAGCATGCCCATTATTGTAGTAAGTGTTTTGGCCAAACTGTCAGACATTCCGTTCCAGTTTAACGCAATAGCACCAGCAATCTTGATAGCACCCATTGCCATAAGTGCCAGGCCAACTGGAATATTTGCACCCGTAACAACAAGAATGGTACCAATCACTAACTCGAAAAAGCCTAACACTGTTTCAATTTCAGCAAGCCCGGCCTTAATCTTTTCTACAATTTCATCAACTTTTGACTCCACAGCGCCAGCTAAGAAATCATAGGTCGGCATTTCAATACCGAGATCAGACCCGGACAATCCAGCGGCGTTAGTTGACGAACTTCCGCTACCAGAAGAACTGTTATCATCGGGAGAAATGACATTCAGTTCATCGATCCCCAACATAGCAGATTTCAGTTTCTTGGCAGCTTTACTTGTTTCTTTAAGGTTAGAAGCCGCAGATTTGGAATTGTCGGCCAATCCACTTGCAGCCGTAGAACTTTTAGTAAGGCTGGAATAATCCACTTCCGGCATAGTGAATCCCATGAACTTCGCAACCTCATCTGCCAACATTCTGAGTACCTTAACAAATGCAATCACATACGGAATCACAGCATTCAAAACCGGAATAAAAATATTACCTAACGCACGAGCGCACTGAGTCACTTGGGCTTGCAGTACACGAATCTGATTTGCGGGAGACGTCAATGTACGTGCCATGTCCCCCTGTACGGTCTGAACTTGCTTCATGACCGCATAGTATCTCAGCTGTGATTTCTCAGCCTGTGACATAGCAGAAACCTTTTTGGTAATACCGAGCGCAAGTGCTTCCTCTTGCAGTCTTGCCACAGACAAATCATAACCCAATCTGCGTAGCGGCTCGAGCTCACCCGAAATACCGGATTGCAATTTCTGCATGGCGTCTTCAACTGAGATGTTATAGAAAGAGCTAATGTCATATCCCAACTGAGTAAGGTTTTTTGACATTAAACTTGCTTTATCGCTTGCTACACCAAAACCAGCAATGATCGTGTTGAACACACCCTGATTACGCATAAATTGTCCAGGGTCTATACCTAACACTTCACCAACATGCTCAGCGTAGTTTTTAGCCTCATCCGCATAATCCCCCATGGAGGCTGTAAATAAGTTTACATCTTCCACGTATTGATTTGACTGTGTAATCCACGAGCCAATAACGCTCGCTGCACGCTTTAGAGCAGAACCAACTGTCACGATCTTTGACAGTAAATTGCTCCATGAAAACGAGCCTTTTTCGTTAGACGCACTGGCCGTCTCCATTGCATTTGCCGTTTTTTTGATATTAGTAGGCAATCGATTGTATGCAGCGCTCACCGTATTTAGCTTTGAAGCAAGCGGCGTCAATGCGTTGGACAGCTTTTGAATCTGACTGGTGAAGGTTCCCCAGTCCATTTCCTTGAGTGTTTGCGCCAACTGAGGTAATTTCTTGAGAGCAGTAATGGTACTGTTCAAGCCGGTGGATTTACCCATCGAATTGAGCGGCTGCAAAACCGAATTCAAATTTTGAACACCGCTAAGATTTATATCGCCAAGAGAGGAAACAGCTTGACCAATGTTTTTCAACTGATTTCCTATAGAAGAAGAAATCTTCACTCCGCTCAATGATCTCAGCTTTTCGATACTACCAGCCAGCTTTTCAATTTTATCGAAGTTGGAGGAGTCCATATTTTTAACGGACGAATCAAGATTTTTCACCTGGTTCGCAATACCTGTTAAGCCAATGCCCCCCTTAGTGGCAGATTTCAACCTCTGTAACGATTCAGACAGCGAATCTATCCCACTAACAGCAGAACTCGCATTACTTTTGACTTGCACTTCCAACTGCTCAATCGTGGTATCCATTTACTCACCTCTCTTCTGCTGATTTTGTCTTCTTGCTTTTCTGTGACATATAGGTCTGCATGTACAACAGACCCTTTTCGGCTTTCGCTTTTTCTTTTTTCTCTCGTGCTTCCTCAACCCCACGGCGGCTAATAGGATAAGCCTCCTCGACATAGGGTTTAGGTTTTGTTCCCTTCTTGACATTTGAGTTGAACAGCGGAGCCAGGCGGGCCAAAGCGTCATAAATATACATTCCTTGCAGCCATGCGCTCTGATTTATACGTTCTTTCCTAAGCTCATCTGCCTTGCGGTAATATATCGCAAGCGTCGCGTCTTGCTCCCAGTATTGCTCGTATGTCATGCCTATCGATAAGTAATAGGGGAACTGCTCTATAAAAATCTCCGAATAAGAACGGGGAGCAGAGCGATTCTCACGCTCGCTCCCCGTGTGAACGGATTTACGATCTAACGCCGAGTCACTTACCAGCTCGTCGTCCAGTTTACGTTTCCCTCAGAAGTCTCCGGCTCCTCGACCAGCGCCATGATGGGTTCATTGTACATTTCTGCCAACTTACCGATCAGGTCTTCTTTATTGGTCATGTGCTCGAAAATTTTGTCGATGGTTTCTTTCTTAACCCACCGATGATGAGCAAGAAACGCCCCTTCAAACAACGCGGGCAAAGTGGACATGGGCTTATTCTCAACCTCTGCCGCTACAAACCCTCGCTTCTCCATTTCCGTAACTGTCTTACGGGTAAATTCGAGCGTGTATTCTTTATCTTCAAAAGTGAAAGTCAACTGCTTTGCCATGATTTATTACCTCCTGATATTTACGCCTCGGTGTCCTCCACGATCTCGCTGGACGGCGCAATCGTAATGGTCATTTCAACTACCTCGTTGGTGCCGCCACCGTTAGCATGAACAGACAGAGCACCCTTAAACTTGAATTTGCCATCCGTACCGGTCGGAGTCACAGTGCCGCCGGCCTCTGTACCACCAAACCATACAGCAAATTCATTTTCGCTGCCTTCCATAGCTTTAAGTTTCTTATACTCATCATGAGTATAGTTCGCTGTAAACTCCAAGGAGTCCAGAGACTGAATGCCCGGAATATAGGTCTGCATTTTATCAGACAAGGTTGTGGTTTCCAACATCTCAGGAGCGCCGCCGAGATCAGGAAAATCCTTAATATCGATCAGCTTCTCATAAGTGCTGGTCTTCTTCTGCATAAGAAAAATCTTATAGGTGTTAATTGCCATTTGAATTTACCTCCTGTAAATTGTTTTATTTTTAGAGACGATCGCTCGATACCTTGCGATCATTCTATAAATCGTAGCGTCCTGCTCATTGGGAACAGGATTCATGAATGTACGTGTAAAACCAAGTTTCTCCATCTTCGAGTCAATCAAAGAAATTATTTCTTTGCACTCTGCCTTTTTGCCACTCGTTCTGTTTGAGTAAACATTCACCTCGTACTGGATTTGGGCGTGGTTTTCGATACACCCGGAATCTCTTGTGTTGCGATACACTTGATTATCTGTTTCGATAAGAGATACACAGGGAAACGAAGAGGGTGATTTTACATACTCACCGGTCATATACACTTTCGGGTATTTCAGTCTCACATCAGAGGAAACTATATCAAAAACTTCTGCCTCAATGTCAATCACCCGAATACCTCCTTCGCAATATCTTGAATATCGTTACAAACGGAAGCAGCCGCGTTCGCCATTGGCATTCGAGCCGGAGTGCCTCGGGTGAGCTTTAGTTCACCATCTTCGTAAAACCCCCAGGCTTCCTTTCTTCCGTTTCCTTTTCCAAAACCTCCGATGGTCATTCCCAGTTTCGTGCCACGGGGGTGAGGAGACGAACCGGGTGAGCCGTTATGATAAACGCCAGCGCCAAACTCAACCCACACAGCGTCTTCTCCGCTCGCAATAACAACGGTAACCGATCCTCGATTATCCACCGACACATCAACCTGTGCAACACTCTGACTTCCTCGTATCAGATCGTCCACAACGGCCCCACTAAATCCTCTTTTTGCTTCATCAGCCAACCGTTCGGCAACTTTCTCTCGTAGAAGCTCTGTTTTACGAAGGATTTCTTGTTTGTAACCATCCAGTTCTTTCATAGCCCGGTCAATTTCACTCGTCGACAACCCGAAAGAGATGATTTTTCTACCCACTGACATTCACCTTGCTTATCGCAATCGACACGCTGTTCAAACCCTTGGCCACCTTCTTGACGATATAATCGAAGGGAGTAATGAGCTCACCATTATCGTCCGTAGCCAGAGCCCCAGTTTCATCAATCCGTGGTGTTTTGTCAATCCAAAGCACTGTGTACTCGTCAATCGGCGGAGCGTCGGTTCCCATGACAATTACTTTGTCATAACTCTCGCTTTCTCCAAACTGTCGGGTGCTTGTTTCGCCCTTAGCAGCAGAAATGTTAGCAAAAAACTCCACTGGATTGTCTCGAATGATTTCGTATTCCCCTGTAACATTTCCGTACTCGTCCGTCTTCGGGACTTTCTCTTTGTACAGAGCGTAGAAGAATCTGCTTTTGTTCCGTTCCATCATTCTCATTTAATCACCCCTACATGAGGAGTAACGACCTTGAGCATGGAGGACGGAACATCGGCATTTTCATAACTTCGGGTGATACCGTTCTCAGAATGAGAGGTCTGGCCCTCTGCGCCACGCTTGTTCAGCATATATGCCGCAATCTCGCATTGGAGAGCACCATATTTTTCAGGGACTTCACTCACATTTGACTCATACGGAAACGCCCGATCAATGATTTTACGACCGGCTAATTTAAGATAGGTGGACAACACTTCGTCACTGTCAGAATTGCCGACCATCGCCTTAAGCGCAATCAACTTTTCGTTCTCAGTCATGTTGTCCACCTCCTTTACTTAGGCAATCTCGTAGAAACCTTCGGTCTTCGGGTTGGTCTTAGGCTTACCAACAATGTAACCGTTGTCGGTTTTAGCGTAGTAAACCTTGTCCTGGGAAACCGTAGTGTCCGCAGTAGCAGTAGCAGTACCCTTGTAAATCTTGACTGCCTTGGTAGCGTCAGTCAGAGCCGCAAGGTAATACTTACGAGACCAAATAGTGTTCTGACGAATATCTCTGTCACGGTCAGTCTCAACCTCGACACCCTTCTTAATGAAGATGGTAACTGCCTGTCGAGTAGCAACCACGATAGTACCCTTCGTAGCGTCCTTCTTGGTGTAGATGTTCACGCCGCCAACAGTACCGATGTAGCCAGCAGAAGCAAACGCTTCCACATACTTAAGATCATCTTCGAGATTCTTACGAAGCTCAGCAGTATCGCCCGGGTGCACGAAAGCGAAGGCCAGCGGAGCAACCTCATCAGGCTCGTTGTCGGTGCCTTCGATGTTCAGATTGGCAACAGCGTCCACGAATGCGGCAAAGTCAATCTTCGCAGTAGGAACGACCATAGTAGCCTTCTTGAACTCTTCATACACATCACCGTTGACGGTATTGAACATATCAGTACCCATGTGACGAGTGCCGACAGGAACGAGCATGGGGTCAGTCATTTCCTGTTCGTCATAATATTGGAACTTATTCTGCGCCAACTGAATCTCGTATTCCTCGGGGGTAAAGGAAACTTCAATGGCCTTGGAGTTACCCTCGCCCATTTTCAGCTTCTCCGTACCAGCAGTAGCCTTGTAGACGTTGATCTTACGCTTCATACCAGCTGTACCCACGAGAGAATTATCAACAGTACAGAACTGCTGTAAATCAAGGTGGGAATTAAACTGATCTTCGATCTCGTTAGAGAGATAGAAATTGTCATAAACGTTATGAGCCATTACTCATTGCCTCCTGTATCAGTGTTGTAGAGGGCTTTGTAGTCCTCTGGATTTTTTTCAGCAAATGCATACCGTTCCTGCGGTGACAATTTGCGGAACTCCGTTAATGTCATTGCTTTTCCATCACCATCAGGTTGCGGCTTGGGCGTATTTTTCAACGCCTCTGCACGAGCTGCTTTCTGAACGACTTCCAACTGCTTCTTTTGGTTAGCAAAAACCTTATCGTTATCTCCGTCAACCATCGCTTCGGCAGTTTCAGAAGCCAACTTGTCTTCGTAACCCATGGCAAGTAATTCAGCCTTAAACTTTGAAATTTTGCTGTCACGCAATAGCTGATCATACGCTGACTGCAACTTTTCGCGGTCCTCCTGTTCTTGGCGTCTTTTCTTTTCGTCCTCGGAAAGTTTTGCATTCAGTTCCTTCTTTTTCGCAGCCAGTTCAGAAGCGGTTTTATCAAAAACATCCTTCTTCACATAGCCGCTATAATCCGGTTCCGCGCTCTCATACGCCTCAAGAGCTGCAATTTTTTGTTCCGGGGTCATATCGGAATAGCCTTCAATCGTAGAGGTATCAATTTTTGCCATACATTACTTCTCCTGTCTTTTAATGTCTTCTGTGACAATTTTGCGGTTTACGTCTTCTCTGACGGTCATGCTGTGTTTTATGTCTTCTCTGACCTTATATCAAGCCTTTCGGCTTAATTCCATCACTCATTATCCGAATTAACGCCCTCTATCGGATCACTATCTAAAGATTGATTCATCGGACTCTGATGAGCCTCTTTCTCTTGCTGTTCCTCATAATGCTTTTTGCTCATGGCGTAAGCAGATTCAGCGTCGGAGAACATTCCACTATGCTGAAACGCCAACTGAGGATGAATCTTCGGTTCTTGCAACATTGAGATAAGTACCTGAGACTTACTCTGGATCGCTTCGTAATTACGACGTGTAAACTTCATGTCAATATCGCAAAGACGAAGTGTCAGCCCGCCGAGGTCTCGGCAAATGCGAAGAACCAACTTGAGCATTTTTTTCTCAGACCGCTTAAATACATTCTCAGAATCTTTTGCTCTCGCCTCAGCGTCCGACCAGCCGTCACGAAGAAGTACAGCCGAACCAGTGTCGGAGGTAGATGAACCACCATTGCGGTTGGGCATACCACAAATCGTTAGAACAGAACCATACAAGTCTTCCTTAAATGTCTGCGACTGCGTTTGATTCAATTCTTTCACGATTAAGTCAACATCGACTTTGCCACCATTGTTATCCGGAGGAACCATAATGGCACCTTTCTCGAGAAATTGGTCGAATGTGTCCATGTCAATATCGCAACCAACAAATTTCCAAAACGCTTGAATGAATTGCTCCATTCCGTCCATTCGATTGCTTTCAACATTATTGATGGCGTCCAGCAAAGGAAGTACGATTTCAAATGCACCCAGCCGAGCGTTATTAGCTGGATATTCAATAATCGGAATCATGCCCAACGCGTGCGGCTCTGATTTTACAAGAAGCCCGTTCTCCAAGAGATAATAGTCCGTTTCGGTGTAAATCGACACATGCAAGATTCCATAATCATCTTTGTAATACTTCGCCGCCATCATCGGCTTGTTGCCGATTTCGTTAGAGTAAACAACAAAGGTATTTCTCGGATCAAGCGTATAAAGCTCAAAGGGAGCCTCGTCTTCATCACCTGGCTCGTCAGGTAGCACCAGTCTATATGCAGTGCCACAAATCATCTGCCATTCGACTAACTCTTGATCTTGAGCCGCCTTGTCTTCCGCAAACATAAACTCGTTTAAGCGGTTGATTTGATCAACGATGTCCTCCGTGCCCTGTCTACTGACATACTGAATCGGCTCACCGCACAGATAGCCAACCTTAAACGAAACAATCTCGTTGGCTCGATTTTCGATAATTTTGTTGCAAATCTCAGGTCGAACTTCTTTTGTTCGATGTTTAATTGGCTGATCTCCGCGGTAATATTTCCAGAGGTAGTCAATCTCACTACGATTAAGTTCATGATCTGAAAACGCCTTTGAAAAAACATGCGCGACATTTTCCGAATCAATGGCCGGTGCGCTGGTTTTGATAACTCGTCTACCATTCATGAATCGAGTGCCGCTTAACGCCTTGCTTTTACTTTCATCAATCGTGTGAGATATATTGCTCCCTCCTAACTTGGAAAAATAAAAAGAACGGGTGCATAACCACTTGAGGAGTAATCCTCGTGCAGTTATGCACCCGTTCGTTAATAATTCATATTATCATTTGAACACATTATTATTGTATCACAATATTTGGATATTGTCAATACTAATTACACAATATTTTGTGTTACCAGGGGCGATTAAATACTTCGACCTTGCTACTCATAAAACTCTGAGCATAATCGGCCAACATAGCCATTCCATCTGGAACATCATCGTGCTTATTCTTCCCTGCAACAGTGTATGAGCATAACATTTCCATCATTTTACCGTAATCTGATTGTCTTTTATACTGAGATTTGTCTCGAAACAAACAGTGTTCTTTCACCCAAGCTGAATTAACAATGATTTTTGTCTCTTTATGAGCCGTTGTAAATTTGGTGGTTATACAGGTGATTCCACCTCTTTTCTTAATTTCTCCTTGGACTTTCTCAGCTACCCTGCCACCAGCCGAATTACTCTCGAAACGACAGAGCCCAACTCGCCTTCTTACGAGGATTTCTGTTAATCGAGCGTCAACAATGTTTGGCAAGCTATTATCACATACGCAATCGACAATGTAATAATCTTGTCCATATACTTCGGCCACCGGCAAAAATGCATAATCACAACCTGTATCTTTAGTATCGCATATCCCGATTATCGCGTCAGGATCAGAGGCAGGCAAATCAAAGAAACGACGCAGTTCATCTTCATTGTAAACTAAGCCTTCGCGCTCAACCGGCTCGTTCATATAAAGAGCTCTCCAACTTACATCGTCCATAATGTCCCTTTGCTCATGATAAAACTCCGTAGAAAAGCCAACGCCAAAAGAATAGTCAAAATTGGAATGGTCGTTATCATCAAGAGCGGGTACAACAATGAATTTCGCTCGCGAATTCTCCTCGTATTCTCGCTCCAACCTACCGATCACATCATGAACCGACCACCTGGTGGCAATATGCAGTTCTTTACAATGATCGCCAATTTTACGCTGTCTTAAGTCCGTCGTATAAGTATTCCACAACTTATCAAGACGTTCTTTTGACATTGCCACCTCAATACCTGAAACTAAATCGTCACAGTAGAGCAAGTCAGCTGCACGATATAAACCGGCGTTTCCCGTTCCTATAGAAGTGAATTCCAGCGTTTCAAACCTCTGTCGTTTTCCTACATCAATTCTACAATCCTTGGCATTAGTATTTGAGACAGACATCGACGGAAAAACATCTCCCCACAAATACTCGCCACTTTTGTCCAAAATCCTCAAACATTCATCGTACACACCTCGGATAAAGGCGTTTGAGTGACTGCCTGTTAATTTTGGTTCGTCCGGTCTCTTACCGGCCAACCAAGTCAAGAAGAAAATAGCCAAGGTTGTTTTGCCACTGCCGGGAGGAAGAGATACCGTCAGCAAATCCAGCTTATCATCCGCCAGTTCTTGCATAGCGTCAACTACTCGCTTAAGCACTTTTCGTCGAGGTGGATAAAACTTTTTATCTGGTTCTCTATTCCATTCCACATAGAGCAAGTAGGAATCGAAGTCATGGGGAGCGGCCGCAAGTAGCACTCGTTTATGGAGTGCGAACAAAGTTCGCAACGTCTCCTCATTCTGACAAGTACCTATTCGAGTAGAAATGTCCTCGGACAGAATTTTTAGCCACTTCACACCGAGAGATACGTCCGTCTTCATAGCTTCCCGGCACATATTGTAGAGGTCTTCGCCAGCTTTCAAATCGCCACTCTTGAACCTCTGATAGATAATTTCAAGTAATTGCTCCATAGTTACCTCCAAATAAAATGAAGGTGCGTTACCGTTCAGAGAATTTAATCTCCGTGCGATAATGCACCTTCTATACAATCACAATATTTTATTTTCTTCGTCTGCGTCTCCCTCGATGGTGAGAACGCTCATTCATTTTCATACATTCCCACAGGACAACCGCAGGGAACGCCAGTACCATTAATACAATCTCCATAGGCTCATTTCTCCGATAGCGGTATCTCGACTTTCGTACCGTCAGAGAACTCAACCGATACCGTAGAATCATCGTTCAACTGGAACAACCATACCACATCGGCAGTCACGCCGCTTTGTACGCTGGAATCACACTGAACATAACCGTTAGTTTTTTCACCTGTTGGTACAATACAAGGGATTTCGGCACCGTTCTGAAACGCCTTGACCGTAACATTATCAGCCGGGATAGCTGTTTCGTCACTACCATTCGTGTACTGTGTGTAAACCGCTACGCAGTCTCGGTCAACCACATTGACTTTCTCACCGCTGACATACGATATAGTGTGTTGGGATTCAGCACCACAGGCAGTTAGACCTAACACCATCATTGCGGCACATAGGATTGATAGGATTTTCTTCATTGTTCTACCTCCAATGGGAGAATAGGCGTGTGCACACCCTGCACCCAGTCCACATCTCCGTATTTATATTTGCCCTCATAAAAAGGACGATTAGCCAATATTCCTCGTATCGTAGAAGGTTGAAACCTCTTACCCTTTCGCGTTCTATACCCTTCTTCATACAATGAATCACATATATCCAAGAGCGTTGCTTTTTCTCGATCGTGTTCTCGGAACACCATTTCCACTATCGGCTCTTCATCGGGATTAACTACAAGGACGCCATCCACACTGGTGTACCCGTATGGCTTATTTCCGCCTGAGTACCCGCCGCATTTGGCTTTTAGAGATCGTCCTCTCCCTGTGCGCAATGCTATATTTCGGCGTTCCTGTTCTGCAACAAACATTAGCAAAGAGCGGTATATATTCGCAAAATCATCGCCCTCAGAAAAATGCTCCTCTGTAGATAGTAGTTTGACGTTTCGCTTTTCGAGTGTATAGAAATAATAGAAATACAATTTCGTATCACGAGCCACCCGATCATTCTTGAATACGATTACCGCCTCGTGACGAGGCAAGACATCGGACTGATATAGGATTTTATTCAATTCCGGCCGATTGTCCTTTGCGCCACTGATAGTGTCAGTACACCAGTCCACGATTTCATAGTCATGTTCATTCGCATATTCTAAAATTGCATTTCGCTGGACATCAATTCCAAACTTATCATCAAGCGATTGCTCCTCCGTTGACACACGAATGTACCCTATTGCCGCTTTCATGAGATAATTACCCCCTCAAGTAGTAAAAGTAGTGGAAAATCAAAAATTGCGGTAACTTTTGCTATATACGCGCGTACTAAGAGGAAGTTACACGCAAAAGGCTGTTTTCAACTACTTTAACTACTTCACTCCTTCTTTTTGTAGGTGAGAACGATGTCATAACCGAGAGCGTCCATCATTTTAACGAAAGTATCGTTCACGATTCCACCATTCTTCTTGAGAACTCGGTTGATGTACTGTCCAGTAGTACCGATTTCTTCACCCAACTGCTGTTGTGTCTTCCCGGCTTCGAGGAGCTTCACCTTTACATCAACTTCAATGTTATTCTCAACCATGTTTTGACCTCCTGTTTGTTGTTTGTGACACAAGTATAGCACGATGGAGCGGGAATGTCAACACTAATAGGATAAGAATTTATCTTTTGTAAGGTCTTTTTAATTTTTT